GCTATAGGTTTCTTTTTAGAAAGTCCAAACGCAACTATCACCGGACAACCAAATTATAATATATTGGCTGTTCAATCTAATATAACTGATACGGTTGCTGTTTGGCAAGGTGACCCTGCTACTGCGCCCTTTAATAGTGGTTATACAGGTAATAATTGGCCTTTACAAGACTCAACCGATTTTACCAACGGACATCTTCTTGCCTTTAAACCAGTTTCAAATGGGGTTGTAGGTGGGTTAGGGGCGCATGGGACTTTAACAAGTGGTCAGATGCAATCACCGCAGGGGAACACATTTAGCGGAGTTATTATACAAAATACGGCAGGTAGAGGCGGTGGAAGTGTTAGTGCAAATGCGGGAGAATTCGCAAGGGTTATTTATCAATTTGACGCACAAGTTGGTGGTAGCACAGAAACGACAACGGTAGAATATAAATTAACTTTAAGTTAGGTGATTAAGTTGTTAGGAATAAATATACCCGAAGACGAAACAATGAATTGGAAATTAGAAATGAATAATGGAGAACTTTCACTAATTAAAAAAAGCGTAGGTTCTATCATGAAAGATTCTGCGACAGAATATTATCAACATCAATGGCTATGGGATAATGCTACAGGAGATATATTAGTAGCGGGTTTAGGAATAGGTTTTCTAAATAAAGAATTAATTGATAATCATAACTTTAATTCAGTCACGATTATAGAAAACTCACAAGAAGTAATAGATATGGTTTGGCCTTATTGTGCTAGAGACAGTAGATTTACTTTGATTAAAGAAGATATAGAAACTTGGAATGTTCCGACAGGTTCACATTGGGATATTGGTTGGTTTGACTCTTGGATAAGCGATAATCCACTATCCTACAATGGATATATTTCTGCTATGAAAAATAAGTATAGTTTATACTGTGATAAAATAGGGGCTTGGTGTATTCCATATGACATATCTAATTCTCTTATTTCTACTTAGTTTTATTTTTGGCTATCTAATTATGTCATTAGCACTAAAAGATAATCAAACAATTGGAATCATATTACTCAAAGACGAAAAGCCTTGATTTTTGCCTATTGGAAAAAAATGTAACGAAAAAAAGACCAAAAAAAAAGTGAGGAGGCCGAAGCCCCCTCAAATTGTTTTTTCTGACCAAATTTCCTTACAAGCACGACACTCCCACAATTTTACTTGTTCGGGAGAACCTACATAGAAACCTAACAGCCTCTTAGCAACTGTAAGTTCCTTACAATAAGGACACACTTGTTTTAATTTCATCAATTGCCGCCTTTATCTTCATTCATCAGACGCTTCATATATTCTTCAACGCTTTCATCGGTGATATTAGTTCCACCAAAAGCGGCAAAGAAAAGAAGCATCAAGATGGTAATGAAAATAAACAAGCCGAACCATTCCCAACCAGTCATTACCACTTCACCTCCAATTCTTTAAATTCTCCTTCTTCTATAGAAAAAGCCTTAACAAATCCATTATCTTGACCATATTTCCAAAGGTCATATACTAATTGTGTGTCTTTCATACAGTATTCTACTACTTCATCATATTGACCCATTTTCCACAACTTAGGAGCATCAGCACTATCCATTAATTTATAATCATTCATAGTGCATTTAACTAAGTTCTTTAGTTGGAATCTCTCTTTGAATTCTTTTAAAAGAATCTTAGAAGTATCAATATATTGTTTTTCGTTTACATATTTATTAATACAATAGATATCCATTGAGTCTCTTAGTATCGGTAGGTCAAAAGCGGCAATATTATGTCCTAATAATAATCCTCCTTTTTCAAAATGCTCATCTAAATCATATTTTAATTCGCTAAGAGATTTAATTACATGACCCGATTTAGCAAAGGAATCAACAGATTCATCCACATAAACTGTTCCTGTATTACCATCCCATGTAGCGACGGTAGATACTTGAAACATATGTGTATTAGAGAACCCGCCAATATCATAAGACATATTCTTGGTTTCTAAGTCAATTGCCAAGACTGACATTAACATCATTCCTTAGATGGACTAGCCCAAAGTTTTGCTACCTTAGCCTCTTCTTTATCCACTTTTGGTTCCTCAACATCTGTTCTCCTCTTTAGAAAACAAACAATTTGAGAACCTGCAACGATTAATTGAGAACAACATTCCCAACCATCATTACCATAGGTGTTTAAGGTATCAATTATTACTTTCGGCCCCTTTGCTACTTCAAATACTAGGTATGTATTTTCCCACTTCATTCTTCATCACTCCTGTTATATTTTACATATACGCTTCTTCCAATTCGCATCTCATCAAATTTATGTCTAATTACTTCGTAGTGGCGGTATATTTGTGCTTGAGATTTCTTGGCTTTGTTTCTTACTTCTTTCAAAAATAAACTCTTATTGACATATCCTTCATCGTCTTTGTTCATCTTATCATAAACATTAGTAAAGACCATTTCTAACGAATTTTCCGTTATGCTTTGCCTTCTCACTCTTAGGCTTCGTTCTAACCAGTCTACCAATGTCATATAACATTGTCGGACGATAGTAGCGGCCTGTCTAACATTATGACCTCCCACCTTGAAACGGTCTTCCTTGTTCTTGATTGAAGGAGCCGAAGCAACACTACATAAGACAGACATTTTAATTAAAATCTTCATCAAACGAGTTGTAAAGTTAGAAGCAATAGCCGCTACATCGGGTCTTGTATTCTGTAGATACGCTCTCATGTTTTCGTATTCTAATTGTAAAACATCGTTAAAATCCGGAGTAAAGGTCATGGTTTTGATAGGGTCGCCTCCTACTTCATCGAATCTTTCTTTTGTGATTTGATACAGTTTGATAAATGCCTTTACATATTGGTCAATTGGCTGATTTACTTCCTCTACGGTTCCTGCTTTTAAATTCTGTTCTGTTCTCATTTTATGTTGTATGAACTCCGGAACTTCCCAAACATATAGAAGCATTCTTTGTAGAACGCCCTTTTCTGCCATAATAGAGTTGAGATTACTTGGTGGATAAGTCATGGCCAAAACAGAACGCTCACAATAACATTCCATAACTTGATTATCATAAGAAGTCAAGGCCTTGGAAATAACCCAAGATTCACCGGATAAACTATTCATTAGAGTATTTAGATACACAATTGAGTTTTCTTTATGCTGGCTTTGTTTGAAAATACCGGAATATTCAAACTCATCCCAGTGGGCTAGGCCGCTTCCTTCTAGAAGCCCCGGCTTTCTTTCCCAAGTGGTTTCCCCGTCATCATCTGTGTCTTTTGAGTAGTTGCCAATTAATACTGAATCGGTATAATCTGTTACACCAAAAGTATTGAAAACCCTTGTCATGGGTATTCCATCTTTATTGATAAAAGCAGGATGGGAGTTCAGTTCATTGATTTTTTTAAATGTTTTATTGGCAACTGGCCCGACAAAATTCCATAGTGTTGATTTGCCTGTTCCTGAAGTTTGAACCCAACAAAAATGAACCCTAGAATCTTCATGATTTCTACCATTTGGTATAATAATGAAGTCCTTTACTATCTGACCTAATATAGTAAAGAAACTAATTCCTGCGGGTATATCATTGTAATGAGATACTTCTACTGCTGATTTTTGAAAGTCTCTAACGACTCTCGGTAATGCTTCTTTGAAAACCCCTGCGTTTGTTTCTAGGGATTCCATGTATTTTTCTTCGTCATAATTTTCATTCATATTTTCACCTTCTCTTCCGAGTTTAATGTGGAGATTATTCTTTTGGCTAAGGTTTCTCCAATTCCTTCAATGGCTTGTAATTCATATTCTGAACACTCACCTATTTCCATAATGGAGCCATATTGTTTGATTAATTCTTTTGCTTTTTTAATTGATACTCCTTTAATACTGCTTAATAGGTCTAATCTTAAATCATCTGTTGTTAGTCTTTTGAATACTTGGGGTGCTATTGTGTTTCTTTCTACTGGTTTCATTTTACTTACTGCTGTTATTATTAATGCTGCTTCTTCTTCTGTTTGAACCCAAAAGGGCTTTATGTCTGTATCTAATACTATTCTCCCTATTGCTCCAAGAAATTTATTATTTAACATAATACTTCTAGTTCCTATTGGCATTTTACTGGGAGAATTTGAAATTACATTATGGATTGCTTCTTCTAGTTCACCATAGATGATTACTATATTTGTTTGATAATGCCTATCCATGTTATCGAGTTGTGTCCACAATCTTTTAGTCATAACAGAACCTAAAAAATCTGTTGATGACTTTGCCTCGAAGCAAACATCATCGTAGACATAATCACCTATCTCAATCCATCTTTTTTCGCATGGTATTCTAAGTGCCTTGGCTTTCTGCATAACTAACTTATACAGTTTGGATTTTTCTCTTGAATCAATTACTAGCACTAGGAAACCTCCAACATTTACCAACACAAAATCCTTCGCTAATTAACTTGTCACAATGAGGAGCATTGTAATTATTGAATACTGTAAACTTCGCATGTTTTCTTGTCGTATTCTTGTCCCAATCTAACCACATTGAGTCTGAATCAGCAAACACTCTTTCTAATTCCTCGACAACTAAGTTTAGAGTCTTTTCCTTGTCATCCAATGTCTGTAAATCTTGATAGCCCGATATCAAATCTCGATACCAAGATACTAGATAGGCTCTTGCTATATGAGAAGGGTTCTCAACCATGACTGCATTATACAGACATGGTAGCATTGGTATTTGGCCGACATTAGAAGGCACAGAAACCTCTCCTTTCATAGCCTCAATAGGGGGTGCTTTTGGAAAAACTGCCTTTGTATTTCCGCACTTTTTGAACGGTATCATTCGTTGCCGTTGTGCTAAAAGTAGTATATCGTCAAGTTCGTTCTTTAGGTCTTCTTTAACCAACGGTATGCAAAAATAAGGATTTCCTTCTTTATCAGATGATGCCATATTGACGGTATTAGGAACTCTACGCAATCTAGTATGTTGTCCTACCCTGTCATCAAGAGAATTATCTTTACCGACTTTAGAAACTAAATATTCTTTTATTTCTTTAAAGAAAGTTTGAATGTTTCTCATATCTTTTGTTTCCTCCCCAAAAATAAAAACATGAAATCCTCTTCCTGAAAAAAAGAAAGTGTGTTCATAATCCCTTTGATGGATTAAATTCATTACTATTTTTAAATCACGCCAAGCCATATCTAAGTTATCTTCATGAGCATCAAAATCTAAAAAGATTCTATCTCGTATTACAGAAGAATCTATTTTTGCTTTTTCAGAAAACTCTCTAAAATCATAGACTGTTGTATATACATTAGTTCTATTATTTTGCGCGTGAACAAAATTAACATAGTCTTCTCTAGTCAGAACTATCTTTCTTGCCATCTGAGGGGCGTTCTTGATTTGACTTCCCGCCCAAACTTCTCTCGGATATCTCATTGTTATTACCCCCAAAATTAACTGTGGCTGTGCTTAACATTTGTTTGATTACTTCTGCTACATCAGCCTGTATTTGTATTAGTCCAATATCTCTAAATATATCCTCAAAAGGCCTACCTAGCATATTATCATTTATTCTTATTTCTCTTACCAAGTTGAATCTTTCAGTAAGAGAAAGTTCAATGTATATTTCTTTGGCTAATGCGCCAATAGAATTTGATAAATCACTAACTTCTGAAAAAGACCAATTCTTGGATAATACTTTTTGTTTAATTATATCCTTCATATATTTTCCTCCTGAAATCTTTTATATTTATAGATACTAAATCTTGTAGGAATAACCACTTCATTGTTGCATTTATCACAGCATCTTCCCTTTTTTACAGGTTGAGCATTATGGCCACTATCCCAATACATTTTTCCATTATGATATTTCTTTTCTATTTCCTTTTTACATATACTGCATTTCATAATATCACACCCATGTATCTGCTCCTGCCGCATCACAAAGACCAAAATAACTACAATAAGAGCAAGTTTTGTAAAACCATTTGGTAGGAAATTCCTTTTCTATGTATGCTGAAATAAGTCTAGCAATATTATCTTTTACTGATGTCATTGAGCGAGTCTTGATAGGCTCAACTTGAACATGATTAGAAACGGGGTAATACCAACCCCAATGACTTATTTCCATGTCTCTTGTTAAGTTGAACTTTTCAAGAACTTCATCACTAGCGTTTTCAATCAGCAGTTGATAGAAAGCCATTTCTTTTCTCATACTAGTTGCTTTGTAATCTTTCCATGCCCCTGTTTTATATTCAAAAGGAATAAGTTTACCATCCTCAATAAAAATACGGTCAATTATCCCTTGAATATGAATAATATAGTCTCTATCTAGTGGAAACTTTTTAGAGTAGTCAGCAGGTATTGTTATTTCTGCATCAAACAATCCTTCATTTACAATTGGAAGATATTCGTTGGTTTTTTCTTCAGACCTAGATTCGATAAATCTTTGTGCCTCAAAAGCCGCTACTGTTAAAGAAACATCATAATAATCATCTACTGGCATTAGACTTGTAGCGTATTCTAGAACTTCGGTATTATTCATCAATTCTGCTTTCTTAACATCAAACTCATGAAAAAATGCTTCTCTATGATTATGTAAGACAGTTCCTTTTCTCATGGCTTCTGTTTGGTCTTGTGGCCTTCTTTCAACATAATTGAATTCATACTTCTTAGGACACCAATCAAAAGAACCAAGCGAGGATTTGGTAATTTTCAGTATTGGCTTAGAAGGGTCATCATAGTTTTCCGGTTTCCATTGATAACCGTAGTCTTTCATCGAGTTGATTCTCGCTTTGTATTTTTCATCTGTATTCATTTTTTATTTCCCCTGTATTGCGGGTGGTCTTTTAACTCCCATTTTCTAAGTTCTTTAGACGCAGACTGCCATTCAGCAAGAACAAAATCGTGCATAAAAATCATATAATCTTCAAAATCATAATCCACAAAATGCCCTTCAACTTTTGCTGATTGATAGTCTTTCCATAATTCTTCTTTTCTTTCATTTAATTCTTCTCTATTCAAAACCATTCCTCCAAACTTTTCTGTATTCTTCCTGTTCTTATTGCTGATAAATCCCAACCCATAGACTCGTAAACAGGTTTTGCCTTGTCTATGACTTGCTGTGCGTAGTGTTCCCAATCAGGAGTAAAGCCCTTGAAATCAGCAAAGATAGTCCCCGATATAAATTCAGCAGGTTTTATCTCCTTGGTTAAAGGATTTACATAAGTCATGTTTGAATTCTTGACTTTTAAGAATACATAACTATCATCAAAATTAGTGTTGTTGTTTTGCCAAGCGTTGATTACGCCCGCCACACCCGAACCGATAGTTGCCCTTTTTCCTTCTATAGTAGTGAAAGAGGAAACGGGTTCACCGCACTTATGAATACCGTCTTTACCCTCATTCTGCCCACAAACTGTAATTTTTGTCAATTCTTTTAGATTGTATTTTCTACTACAATCCGGGCATTTTACAGTAAATCTTTCCGGTCTTAGGCGAGTTCTCTTAACTAATTTCTTGAAATCGTAGTTGCCATTTTTTACACTTACATATGTTCTGTGTAAATAGGCATTTATTTTCTCCATTGGTTCTTTGTTAGCCCACATTTTCAAAACTTTGGTTTGGACTTCTTTAGCCATTTTAGTTTCGCTAACTCTCTTGGCAATAAATCCAGTCATGGTAAATTTAGGCTCATCTAGCCATTCTCCATCTTCCCAAGTAATCATACCCGCATTTCTATTTTTGACTGTTCCCACACCTAGAGCATCAAAATACTTCTCAAACTCTAAGACTACGGGGTGTTCTTGTAGACCCAAGATATTAGGGAAGTGTTCTCTAACACTTGTTTCTATCTCTTTGATAGCCCCTTGTGCTTTTTCAACCGAATCTATTTGCACATAGATTGAATCTGTATGTCCGTAAACTACTTTCATTTTAACCAATCCTTTGATGTGTGATTATTCCAATTCTTTTGCCATTGACATATAATGAGACTATATCATTATGAATCATAATAGTAGTAACATCATCTACATACTTTTTTGCCCAACCAATGAGTTCTTGTTGAGTTTTTTTATTCATGACATTCCCACCCTAGTTGGTGCTTTTATTAAATTGATAGGATAAAAGTCACCTTTATCTCTAAGATATTCTTGTATCTCACATACTGCTCTTGCCAATTTAGCATTATCTATCTCAAATAACACATCTAAGTCTTTTTCTAAGCCTTTGATTTTATATCTTAAGTCATTAACCTCAAAGGTTAATTTCTTTAATTGAGATTCTAAACTTAAACTATCTACTACATTTTTTTCTTCATTCATACTATCACCGTTACTATAGTTATGATGGTTGCTATGTTTACGATATTTACCATCATCAATATCTTGTTACTTCTTGCTATCATAGCGAGCAATTCCTCCAACAATTCATTTGTTCTGTCCATCATCATAATAATCCTCTTCCATATCTGTTTCTGAATAATCTGGATTAAGAAATGATAGGCTTAATTTACTCGAATCTTGATTAACGCCCTGTTCTATATTGATAATCGAAGCGTTACGCTTTAGGTTATTCATCATTTGGAATATCTCTTCTACTTCTTGTAAAGTAATATCCCATGTTTCTTCTGTATCGTAGTTTACTTTTACCGTTACATATTTTGTTTTCATAATTCATCCCTCTTTTGATTCTCCTTTTTAAACACATTAAAAAATTCATCAATTTTCATTATTTCTTCAACATCTATTTCTGTTAGATTGCTTTTTTTACAAATAAACTCTTTAATGAATAAATTCTTTACATTATTAAGCAATAATAAATGGTAATGTTCTGTGTTGGTAAATCTCTCTTTAGATGCAAAGTAATTTTTAATGTTAAGCATCTTTCGTTCTATTTTATGCATGGTTTCCCCTTCTATCTGATAAAAGGCATAATTATTACTACCTTCAGCAGAATAATCTTGTTCTGTTTCTGTAAACATTCCATGATTGAATAAAGTTGCTTTATTGCTTAACCACGACCAATAAATTAATCCCGATAAATCTTCACTCTCTTTATGACAAGGCTTGCATAATACATGAAGATTAGAAATATCATCTGAACCTTGTATGGACTTTGCTAAAATGTGCGCTCTTTCTAATCTATTATCACCCTTATCAAACGCACTACCACAAGCCATACAACCTATTTTGGTTTCGTTTTCTTTGAAATTAACAACATCATGCTCATAACTTTGATTGAAGATATGAGATAGTGGCGAATCATTCCAATAATCTATAATTCTACGAAATTTAATATTTGAAAGGCTCCTTCTTTCACTGGTTATTTCCCTACCAAATATATCTAAATCTCCCTTTTTAAGTATTTTAAATGTTATTCCACAGAATTTACTCATATTTCCAACTCCTTTGCTTTAAATGCGGCTAATCTAATTGCTTCTCTAGCACTAGCAGTAATACTAGCGGCTAGTTTTGGATTAGCCCAACTAAACCCTGTAAATCCAATTATTCCGTAGAAAGACGCAGATAGGCGTTTTACTGCCATTTGATTATTATACCATTTCATATACTCACCGTTTGGTTTTCCTCTAGCCTCTTTCATTTTGGCTTTGTATTCATTTCTTAGTTGTTTAAGTTCTAATACTGCTCTAGGCAATAGTCCCAACTTGTCTGTTTTGAAGTAAATCATATCTTCTCCTATAGGTTCGCTGAAATCTCTAGGAGTTAGAATATTAACACCAAACTCCGTAGGCTCATCAGAAATAGTTTCCCAACTAATATTTCTAGCAATCATCATACTAGGATATAGACCTGCGAAATCAAAAGCGGCTACATTAAGATGTAATCCGTTTGTTCCTTCGCTAAGTGGGTCATATATCATAGCCCCTTGATACGCTTGTTTCTTTTCTTTCTTGTTTCCTGTTGGTGCTTTCCACCAAGCATTTCTCATGAAGTAAATACTACCCATGTGGGAAGCAAAAAAGCAAGCATCAAATGGTGCTTTTAGTAGTCTTTGAAGTGCTAGAATAGCCTCACTACAATAGTTTGATTCATCAATTTCTACCATTAGTTTTACATCTAAAACAGCATATTCAAGATAAGTTTCTGTATCTTCTAGCCATGCTCTACGATAAAACTCGTTTGGGTCGGGGAACTTTTCAGATACTAATTTGTTCTTACCTAATACTTCTTCCGATACATAATCTAAAGATAGCGAAGGTAATGTTCCTCTTTGTGAATCATTCCATTGACGCTCAAAAGCCATATCAAGATTCAAAGTTATTCTTCCACCAATAGGTTGTTCTATTTGTGAAAAACCTTTTTCATGATACATAAATTGATAGCCGTCTCTTTTAGTATTCTTTACTCCTTTGATAAAACCAATAGGTGACATAATCAATGGATTAAGCCCTACTGCACACGCTCTTTCAAGAAGTTTGGGAACATCAGCAAAGTTTCCAAACCAAGCAATCAACATATCGGGGTCTTTTACAACCATAGTTGTCATGAAGTTCTCAATCATTTCTCTTTCACTTTCAAAAACAAAATCAAAGGGAATTGCTCTTTCCTTTTGCTCATCAAAGTATTCTTCGGGAAACCACGACCATTGATAATAAGTTTCATCATAATTATCATACGCTACAATAGTAGTAATCTTACCATCGTGTTCGCCACCCTGTTGCCACTCCATATCCCAATACCACTTACGCATATTATATTCGGGCATATCGTGTAATTCATCTACACAGTATCTAAACTGATAAGGCACATCAGCCTCATATGTTTTAGAGAACATATCTTTGGCTTTTCTAATATCATAAGAAGTATCTACATATACTCTTTTTAGCGGAACTCCATCAATGTTTATCCAATCTCCTCTAACATAATCAAAGTCTCTTTCGATATATTTGCTAGGGCGATAAGTAGGTGGCTCTTTTTCAGATTCTTCTACATAGAAGTATGGCCTAAATTCTACTTGTTCAAACTTTCTTTCATTGTTTTCTCTCCACGCTTTGTATATTGTTTTACCATCGTCCATTCTGCTTATTATCATTATTATTCCTCATTGGTATTCACTTATCCGTTTACTGTTGGTGCTTTCAGTAAAAGCCTATCATTGGCTACTATTAGTATTGGAAACTCATCTTTTACATAGAAGTTCAATAATTGGTCATTATCAAAGAAAGCATATAATGGCCCACTAAACTCTACTGTTGCACTTTCACCGCTATTAAACACTGGCGTAACATTCTCGCTATATTTACTAGAGGTATTATTTCCACTAGAAAAAGTAGAAACTCCTTCATCATAGTTTAACTTGTAAATTCCAGTCTTTGCTAATTCACAAGATTTTATGGTGTTTTTGAATTGGTCTACACTAAGAGTGAATGCTCCTTCAAATGGTTTCTTGTTAAAAGAAAACATAGTTTGTGGATTAGCCTCATATGTAACATGACTTAACAGTGTCCTTACTCTATTAATTGCTTCAAACCCACTATGTATTGCTACTTTAGGGATATTAGCATCTTTATTCTCTTGAGTAACACTAACTACATCTCCTACATTTATCTTAATATCGCCAGTAAATGATTTTAGAAACGGTGTTAATTCTTTAGCATCGGCAATAAAATTACCATCTTTTTCTCCATCTACTTCAAGTGTAATGCCTACGATAAAAGTAGCGTCACCGTTCCAAATACTTAGAGTATTATCTTTTAGTTCAGCCCAAAACAAAGAACCAATACTAGAATTAGAAAACCCATTTGTAGTCAAATGTTTTCCCTTTACTTGTATCTTATCTAGTGCATTCTGTAATTCTTTACTATCAGTTGTAAATATCAAATTAATCCCTCTCTAAGTTCCGGAACACCACTCCACTTGACTTTACCACTACCAACTTCTAGAGTTTCCCATGTTTTACCAACAAGAGAAGTGTTTGTTTTACTGCTTTCTAATGTGCATTTGTAAACAACATCTCCTTTCTTTAGAGTTCTTTTAGTGTTAATTACTTGGAAAAGATAGTCTCCCCAGTTGTGCCAATTAGGTTTAGTTCCTACAACTTCACCGCTTGCTCCATAATCAGCCTTAGCATGAGTTATGTATATTTGGTCACACTTTAGATTCTTACACATCATCAAAAGAGAATAGAAAGGAGCATTTCTTTTACCCCATTCAAATTTCATCTTCTGTGGCTTTCCAATCTTAGAACTACCTGTAACATGAAGTGTGCAACAATCTAGCCACTTATCTACTCCATCAAATACAAAGAGAATATTCTCTCCTTGTTCAATTTGCTCTTTAACTGTTAAAACAAAATCTTCTGAATTCGCCTCAGACTTTTGTATATCTAATTCACCATTAGCGTTTCTAACTTCAGGATTCCAAAGAGTAATCCTATCTGTCATTTCATGATTTTGTCTCCATGTAGGTTCGCAACCGTCATCCCAATCTAAAACATAAATCTGCTTATCAGGAAAATCTAAAGCAATACCGCTTTTTACGGTTTTGGGTTCTCCCCAAATACCACAAACTAGTTTGTTGTTTCTAGCCAACCTAGCCTCAGTTTGTTGCTTTAATTTATCTCTAAACGCAGTAACTCTAGCATTATTCTGCAATTCCTTATCTATTTTCATTCCGCTTGTTATTCCCATTATTTTCACCATTCCTCTATTATTTCATCTATATCTATTTCTACTTTCTTTCCTTTAATTTTAGACCATATCTCTAGTAAGTCTTTGAGAGATTCTTCATCTTTACAAACATATCTTGCATCCTTACTACCAATGTGTAATTTAGCCCAATATGTTCCTGCTATCTTCTCATTTTCTTTCCAAGTGATAAAATCTACATTATCTAAATCAATCATATAACTGTTTGATTTAATCAAATATCTATTTGCTTTTATATCTCCTAACATCTAATTCCACTTCCCTATTTTCATTTCTCTCCGATATGCTGTATGAAATACATCAAAGTCATTAGCACTCATTTCTTGTATTATCACACCTGCACTTGAATATATTTTTACCTCTCTCGGTGAGTTATGGTTTGAAGTGGTCTTCTTCCAAGAATAGTGCTGAATATTCTTATAAAGAATAATCGCTCTATCTGTTTCTATTGCATTTCCGTATATTATCATATTAATTTCTCCTTTAAAATAGGCTTCGCACCC